GTTGCGGAAAGTGGACGGCCAAGCAACCTCTGGGATGTCCAAAATTGTTTCAATACGCTCACCAGTTGTTTGAGTAGTTGCAGTTCCCCCAACCAAGGTTTGGTTATTAAACTTGTAAAAACCATCTGAAGTAACAAACTGCACAGTTGACTCGCCCTGAATGTTGTAAGCCAAATTCCAGTCGTCAATAGTGCCAAAATACTGCTGAATACCATTACTACTAATCCTTACCTCACGGCGAGGAATAATGTTGCCATAAAACGGGCTTGCTTGAAAAGTAGGATCAAAATAGCGGTTGTAGTTGTTCATAGTCACAACAGACTCACCAGCAGTGTACGAGTCAATGTCACGGTTCTTACCGCGGTTAATCTGAATGTCTTTCACATACTGGGTCAAGTCTCCGAAGAACGTTCCAGCCAAAGTCCAAGCAGTGTTATCTAAAACACCACGCTCGGCATCATCCAGCACGAAAAATGGGCCAGCACCACCAGCAAGGTCAAAACCAATCTCAACTTTTTGTGTAGGCACGATTAAACCTTAATACCGTTAGACTTCGCAAACTTGAGCAACTCACTGTAAATCTGCTCACCGACCTTCTTACCGTCAGTGCCCACACCAGCGTTCACAGTCACATAAGAAGTAAACGCAGTCGCCTTAGGGCTGGCAATCAACTTAGCGGCTAGTTGAGACTCAGCTGCGGTTGCACCAAACTTACCCAACTTGATGTCACCTAGGCGTAGAGCCAAAGTATCAGCAACTGGCATAGTTGGAGGGTTATAAACAGGAGCAGTAGGAGCAGTCGGCATCGGCAAAGCTTTAGCAACCTCAGCATTAAAAGCATCACTAAAATTACGAGCCATCTCAGTTGCCTTATCAACAAGCAACTGTTCCTTAGAAATCAAACCATTAATCAGACCGTCAATTAGGTCAACACCAGATCCATACATGACCTGTGCTGCTTCTTCAGCAATAGACGCACCCGCATCAGACAGTTCAGTAAACAAGCCATTAAGTTCAGCAACAGTACCAGAACCGCCCTCAAGAATAGCCTTAGCAGTCGCACCACCAGCATCCACACCAGCCATAACAATCTGCTGATAAATGTTGCTATCAAGCCCAAGAGCACGAAGATCCTTTAGCTGCTGGGCAAAAACCTTAGTCTTAGCCAAAGTCTCAGTGAACGAAGCCACCAAACCAGCAGACCCATCAGTAACGCCCTTAATGACCTTAGAGGTAGCAACCTGAACGTTGCCAACCATCTTAGTAATGGTTTGAGTGACATCGGTAGTGTTCTTAGCCAGCAACTCAGTAACATTGCCCATACCCATAATGGTTGACTTAATGTCATCCATAAGAGCCTTAGCCAAACTACGCTTACCAACCAGAACATCACGCTGACGCATAAGTTCTTGAATAGTGCCCTGCTCAGACTTAGCGTAAGCAGTTAGACGAGCAGCTGCATCCTTAAGCAAAGTACCATCAGCAAGGCCAGTAGCGATGTTTTCAGCAATGCTTGAGAATGAATTAATTACCGCTTGCTCAAATTGACCAATTTCACGAGTAGAAACAGCCAAAGGCTTTGTAGAATCGGCAACCTCTTTAAGAGCCTTCTTCAGTTCATTAATCGCCTGAATTTGATCGTCATAAATCTGCTTCTGCTTGTCATAAGCATCTTGAAGCAGTTTAAAGTTTTTATCGTACTCTTGTACAGACTTGTCAAAAGCCTCTTGAACTTCTTTAATACCCGCAGCAGTCTTGTTGAAGTCTTTTTGTAGGTCAGCAATGCCAGTCTTGCCTAGAGCCTTAACCTTGTTAAAGACCTTTTTCCAGTCTTCACCAGAACCAACAACAGAATCAATGAACGCCTGAGACGCACCAAGTTTCTCTAACTTAAGGCGAGCTGCTTGCTTATCAACCTCATCCTTGAGATTCTTGTAAAACTCTGCAACAACATCTTTAGGTGTAGTGCCACCAGTACCAGTCGCCGCACTAGCAGCAGCCGCTTTTTCAAAAGCCGCCTTGCCATCGTAAAACTTAGCCATAGCCGCAAAACGAGCAGCTTCACCGCGAGTACCCTTATTAACATCCTGAGCGTTAGTAATCTCACCGATACGCTCAAGGATCTTGACAAATGGTGAAAGAACTGTAGCAAGAACACCACCCTGGTTGACAACATCACGTAGGAACTTGCTGATACCAAGATCACCAAAGTCCTTATTGCCAGCATCGAAAACTTTATTGATAGCGTCAAATAGAGCGTTGAACGGGCCAAGAATGTGGTTAAGCAGATCTACAACTAGTTCAAGAGCGACAGCAAACCCAGCACCAAGTAATTTGGTAAGCGGGTCAAGTGCTTGCATTAACTTGCCGAATGTTTCAAACAAACTGCCGAAGAAACCAATGATTGGTGAAACGATAGGTGTTAGAGCGTCAATAACTTGACCAATGCCTCTAAATACTTCTTGAAGTTTCGGCCCATTCTCCTCAACTAAAGGAGTCAAAGACTGCATCAAAGATGTCAAAGCAGGGGTAAGTTCAGTACCCACCATTGCTTGCATGTTGCTAAATACAGCAGTTAGTTTCTTCTGCTCAACAAACAAAGTTCCAGACTGGCGAGCAAACGCACCAGCAGCATCAGCAGAACGTAGGTACAACTGCTCCATACGAACTTGCTGTTGAGCGTTAAGCATTGCTTGACCAGTAAGTTTGCCTAGACCCTTAGCTGCAACAAGGGAGTTAACTTCCTGCTGCTTAAGAGCAACACCAAACTTTACAATGGTGGTACTGCGGTTAAGAACTTTGCAGCTCAGGACTGGTGGATCACTCAGATTGAGGACTTGCAGAGCATCACTGAACTTGCCTCTACTGATGAGGTTGGTGGCACTTACACTACTTGGGGTGCTACTGATTACCAGTTGGAGCCACTTAACAGTCGCATAGACGGCCTTGTGAGCCCTTACACGAGGATTAGGGCTGTAAACGACTACGCCTTCCCAATCAATAACGAACAGGCTCTGGTGAGGGTCACAGGCGTTTGGGGTTGGGCTTCTGTACCTATTGCTGTGAAGCAAGCAACAATTATTCAGGCTTCACGTATTTTTAAGCGTTTGGATTCACCTCTTGGTGTTGCTGGTTTTGGTGACATGGGTGTTGTTCGTGTTGGGTCTCGTCTTGATCCTGATGTTCAGCACTTGATTGACCCGTACCGCAGTATGAGAAACTTTGCCTAATGGCTAGTATTACCGACATTCGTTTAGGGCTTGAAAATAACCTCAAGCGTATCCCTGGTTTGCGAACCTCACCAAACGCACCAGACCTTGTAAACCCACCACTTGCGATTGTGCAACCAGACTCAATTCCAGTCAGGTTCGATGTGGCAATGAACCGTGGTCTTGACGAGTTCCGTTTTACCATTACTGTTTTGGCTCACCGTGCAGATGAACGCTCTGCCCAGAACAAACTTGATTCTTACTGTGCTGGATCGGGCGATTTTTCGGTTAAACAGGCGGTAGAATATGATAGGACTCTTGGTGGCGTTGTTAACGATTGCCGAGTGACTGAGATTAGTTCGTATGGCTCAATCTCTGTAAATGAAATCCAATATACAGCAGCCGAATTTATGGTTGTTGTGTATGCAAGCTAGGAGAATAAATTGGCTAAGTATGTAGTCACAGGAAACAAGGTCAGCATCAATGGTGTTGACCTATCGTCTTCAATTGCCCGTGCGGAACTTGCTATTAACGTTGCTGATGTTGACGTTACTGACTTTGGTTCAGCAGGGTACACCGAACTTATCGGTGGTCTAAAGTCGGGCTCAGTCTCGATTGACTTCCACCAGGATTATGCAAACGCTTCAGTTGAAGCGACCATCTTCCCTCTACTAGGTTCAATTGCGACTGCTGTTATCATCGCTGGTAACGGAACCGCAGCATCAAGCACCACACCTGCTTACACAGCAACCGTGCTTGTAAACAACTGGAACCCAGTGTCGGGGGCTGTGGGCGACCTCAGCACCGTATCTGTGACCTGGCCGACAAGCGGCTCGGTCAGTAAATCTACCGCTTAATTAAGGACATAAATTGAAACTCAATCTACGCATTGAATACTCAGCAACTGGTGTTAAAGAAGTTACTTGTACTGCAAGTGACCTCGTAGCATTTGAATCAAAGTTCAACCTTAGTGTTACCAAACTTGGTGACGAAACTAAGTTGACTCACTTGTTGTACCTAGCGTGGGCTTCTGAGAAGCGTACAAAGGCTACTGCACTTGATTTTGAACCTTGGATTGAAACAGTTGTAACTGTTGGAGCGAGTGATCTCGACCCAAAATAGTTGGTCTAGGCGAGAGTTCGGCACATTGGTTTATCGCTGGCCTAGCTTGCGAAACTGGCATTTCTCCGCGTGAGTTGATGCTGCTGGATGAACGTATGCTTTGGACTATGGAACGTTGGCTCATAGCAAAGGCTACTGCTCGTTAACGAAGCCCCCTCGAAAGAGGGGGTTTTCGTTTTGCGGGTAGAATGGTTATAAAGATTGGTAGGGATTCGTGGCGAACACAATTAGGGTTAATGCTGGTGACCGTGTTGAGGTGCAGCTAACTGATTGGCGTTTTTTGATTCGTCAAACCCGTAAGGTCGAGCCTAAAACTATTGAGAGTTTTCAAAGAAACGCTGCCAAGATTGCTCGCCCTGTTGAGAGCAAAATCAAGCAGGGCATTACTAATAAGTATGCAATTACAGGTATGCAACCTAAGGTTGTGCCTGGTCGTTTGACTTGGGGTGGCACAGTTCCACCTAAAGAGACACGTATCAAGGTTGATACTCGTTTGCGTAAAAAGGGCAAGTCTATTGCTTCGGTTTGGGTCATGTCTCCAGCAGTTGCAGTTTTTGACGTGGCTCATAAATACGGTAAATACGATGGCAGCGATACTAAGAGGTATAAGTACAGCCGTGCAAAGGATGGCTACCGCACTCACAAGAGGAACGGTCAGGGTCGTCACATGGTTGATGCTATGGATCGTAGCCCTGCTCGTAAGCAAGTAAGCAGATCGCGTATTGTTTGGCCTTCTGGTTTGGCAGCTGTGCCACAAGCCAATGCTCAAATGCTTGCTTTAATTGATAATGTTGCTGGTCGCATTAACGCAGAAACTCAGAGGAACGCCTAATGGCTATTATTTTACCCCTAATCTCCACGTTTAATGCTGCTGGATGAACGTATGCTTTGGACTATGGAACGTTGGCTCATAGCAAAGGCTACTGCTCGTTAACGAAGCCCCCTCGAAAGAGGGGGTTTTCGTTTTGCGGGTAGAATGGTTATAA